TCTCCTTTCTCTTCCCACCCTGGAACAAATTAAAAGCCTTCCCATAAAGGACGCATTACACCATTTAATTGATGTTATAAAGCTTGAAAGGGACGTTCTTGGTCTGGGAAAGACTTCAAAATTGACCAATTCTGTTATAGATGTAGATTTCTCGGCTCTTGAAGCGGAAACTCTTCTGCTCCCGGCGCTCTCTCCCCCCAGCGCCGTTGTGGAGGAGTCCCCTTGACAACCTCCATTTCTGAAATTTACATTCCTTTTGATAAACAAAGAGAATTTCATAAACTTTGCAATACTGACGGTATCAGGTATGTTTTTTATTGGGGGGCATTAGATAGTGGGAAAACCCTGGCGGGTTGCGCAGAAGTGGCTCGTCAAACTTTTACCTATCCGGATTCAACGTTCATGGTTGTTCGGCGGACTTATCGTGAACTTAGAGATTCAACCGGTAGGTATCTCCGTGAGTTTCTCCAAAAGGCAAATCTTGAAGTTGCCTACGCTGCTAGAGATGAAATTTCCACAGTTCGAGCACGGGGTGGAAGAACCTCTCAAATCTATTTCCGATCACTTGATCGACCTGAAAAATTCCGATCACAACAATTAGATGGTATATGGCTTGATGAAGGTTCCGACCACTTAATACCAGAATCTGCTTTTAATATTCTACGAGGACGTATGCGGGATAGCCCCCATGCAATTTTCTTTATTACAGCGAACCCACCTAGAATTGATCATTTTACCTATCGATATTTTAATAATCCAACAGGTCAATTTGCCACAGTTCATACAACTACATATGACAATCCTTATCGTGATGAAGCCTACATAAAGGATCTAGAAAGTAGTTATCCAAAATCTTGGATTGATGTCTATTTAAAAGGACAAGCTGGAGCAATTCTAGAAGGCAATCCGGTCTGGGGAGGGGCTTTTTCGGTAGAAAATAATGTTCGAGAAGAACCAGATTACGCAGAGGGAATTCCATTACTTAGAAGCTGGGATTTTGGATTACGTAGTGCGGTTTTATGGGCGCAAATTCAAACTCTAAAAAATCAGAAAGATGCCTTTATTAATTCAGCTGTTGAACATTTAATTGTTCTCGATGAGGCAATGTATGACGGATTGGCGACGGATGAAGTCGCACGAATGGTTCTGGCGCGGACCAGCCGTAAATTTCCCAATATGCCGATCGCCTCCGTTTTGGATTGTTGCGATATTGCTGGGAGCAATCCTGAAGTATCAATTAAAACAAGTTCAGTAATGGAATTAAGGAATCTTGGAATTTATCCTAAGTTTCAACAAGTCGACCCAGAATTTTCAGTTCTTGAGGTTTCTAAACTTCTTCGAATGACTAGTAATGGGGTTTCGTTGATTACAATTAATCCACGTTGTACAATGACAATAGATGCCTTAAGCGGAGGATATGCAAGAAATACTCGTGGTCAAATTATTCAAGATGGCATGTATGAACACGTTGGCGATTCTATTCGTTATTTAGTAAGTAATTTTTTCTCTTCACCAATTTTTAAAGTTAATCGACCAAGAGATCCAATTGTTTCTCGTGCGACTATTGGTATTCCGGATAATTTAATACAACGAAAGTCGACTCATAGAGTTCGTTATAGGATGGGTGTTTAATGATTTATAAGACAATTGACGATACAGAAATCGTCAGTTCTGTAGTTTCGATATTAAATGCAAGCAATGACAAGCGAATTGTCCCAAAACAAAGTTGGGATAAATTATGGCAGCAGTATATGGGCCAAATTGATTGGGGGGATAAAGAAGATTGGCAAGCAAAAATTCCGTTGCCAAAAATCTGGGTAGGAGTCGAACGAATTGCCGGAACAGTTCGTCGTGCTCTTATAAAGGGGGATGATTGGTTCAAGGTAGAGCCGAGAGTAATACGGACTCCAGATGATGTTATGTATGCCCAAGTAGCCCAGAAACTGTTACAGTGGTGGTTAATGAAGTCGGCAGACCTGGTTACAAATCTGACCGATTGCTTCAAGTCTTCTCTTCTTTCATCTCTGTTGTGTATGCTCATTGATATGGCACAACGGAAACGTGTGGTAGTTTCTCCAAATTCAGCAAACCCTCGATTGCCTGGTAATAAAATAATTAATGAAATGATGCTTGAAACAAAGAGTATAAATCCAGAAAATGTTTATATTGACGCATCGGGAAGAGGTCGTTTTCTTATTGTTGAAGAATTTATTGATAAGTCTGATTTGCAGCAAATTTCTGGGAAAGGACAATGGAAAAATATTGACGCAGCAATGGCTGATGGAGATTCTGGAGTCGGATCTGTAGAAGGTTCAGCGATTGAGGGTAGAGCAGAAACTGGAACTCGGAAAGAGGCTCGGCTTACTTATTATTGGGGCGATTTATGGAACTCATCTGGTGAATTAATTGGCGAATCAGTTATGGTAATTCTTTATAATCGAAAATATGTAATTTTTGGTGTTGAAGATATTCCCTATTGGGATGCCGAACCGCCAGTAGTTGTAGAACCATTTATTCGGGTTCCATTTTCTGTCTATCACATGCCATTTTTTGCTCCATCGGCACCAATTGTAACAGCAATGCAGGAAATTTTAAATTTGATTATAGACGGAGGAATGCTTTCTTCTCTTCCAAATCTTGTCATGGATACCAGTCGAATAGATGCAAGGCAAGCAGATGATGGTATTTACCCATTAAAAATTTGGAAGGCAGAAGGTGGGTTTAAAACTGATTCACCTGGGATTGCACCAGTAAATCTTGGTGGGATTCGGCCAGAGGCCATCCAAGTTCTTTATCTACTGGAACAAGGTTATGGTGAATTTTCCTCAATGACTGAATTTGAGGCGGGCTTACCATCTCGTCGAAGTCGTTCAACTGTTGGTGAACGTCAACTGTCTCTTCAACAGACTGAAGGCTTTACAACTGATCTTATTTCTTCAGTTGAAGATCGATTTATGGTTAAAATTCTGCAAAAGGCATGGAATCGAATTATTCAATTTCAGCCAGATGTTCCTGGTGAAATTGCTCCAAATATTGAATCAATATTAGGAAAGGAGCATGCAGCAACTTGGGAAAAAATACGAAGTAATGATTATTCGGCATTTGGTTTGGATTATGTTTTCAAGGTTTTTGGTATTTCTCGTTATTTGACAAATATGCAACGTGCCGAAACCATAATGGGTGTAATTCGAATAATGAGCCGATCACCTGAAATGATGTATTTAGTTCAAAGCACAATGCCAAAATTGATGGCTGAATTATTTATGTGTTTGGATATTGATATAGGTCCTATTCAGGCACCGACAACTCCATTACCGTTGCGTCCGTCGTACATTTCGCAACAGACGGCCGAACAACCGCCTGGGGAGGAGATGTAAGAAATGCCGTACGGATTTCGGAAAAGTGGTTCGAAAATTCAAGTAATTAACAAAGAAACTGGAAGAGTTCTAGGAACGCATCCTTCTAAAGCAGATGCTATGAAACAGATGGCGGCGCTTGGTGCTCATGGGGCAATGCATGAAAAAAGAACAAGTAAAAAGCGGTGATGAACTTAGACTTAGTGCTACTGCAAGAAATTGTCTTAACTTCCTGGATTCGGACGAATTTAAACTCTTGTGGTACAGTAAACTTGGGTCTTCCTTAGACTCTAATGAACTTGAACGATTTAATGCCCGGCTGCACGTTGTGCAGTTTTTGAAAATCTTGATGGGAGGTTAGCCAAGATGGCAAACGGTACGGAAGAAGGAAAGACTACCGTAAGCCCAGAGCAAAAAGCTCTGTTGGATCGACTTGATAAATTGGCTTTGGACAATGAAACACTACGCCGGGAAATGCAGTTGCGGGATGCCCAACTCCAAGATTTGGCGAATAAAGTTCAAACTACCCAGACGCCAAATAAGGAAGAAGACCTTGGAGAACCGCCAGATCCGATAGAGGACCCGAAGGGATATGCAACATATCTTGCTAAGGTTGCTCGTACGGGATCTGTTTCTAAAGAAGAGATTGCGAACGAACTAAAAGGGTATTTGACTCAGGCGGTTGGTGCACTAGATCAGTTGTGGCAATGGCGTATGCAAAATCCTCAATTGGTTTCGCTGGAAGGAGACATTGGGGCAATTGCTGCTAAACTTCCTGGACAAGATTCGATTCTCAACAAGATGAATCAAGCTGCCAAAATGTTTCAGGAGCGGCTAAAGGCGTCCGGGATTGAATTAAATCTAGAAACTACTAAGCCTGAGGCCTCTTCCCCCAGGATTCCCGGTGGGTCACAGACCAGTTCTCGAACAGAAATACCTAAGAGTGGTCAGGAAAAAGAAAAATCAGCAGAAGAAATTGTGGATGAAGTTATTAAAGAACGTTACAAATGGGTGGACCAACGTTCCAGGATTGGAACAAGTAGTCCTACTGTAAAAACTTCGTAAGGAAGGTGAATCATGCCAACAGGTATGCGTTGGTCAGTTGCTGAAGATGGTGGTTATCTAGCAAATCAGCAATTGTCTAGCGAACTTAGGTTTTATGCTGTACCAATGATGAAAGTCAGACAATTTGCTTCGCCTGCACGTGGTATTGGACTTAAGAAAGGTGATACTCTTCAGTACGATAAAATAAAGCCAGTTGTAACCAAGGGTAGGCAAATTTCGGAAATCGAGACTATGCCTGAGACCAAGATGCAAATTCTGCAAGATACAATGACTGTTGCAGAATGGGGAAACTCTATCCCCTATACTGGAAAACTGGAAGCAGTTGCTGTATTTGATCCGTCCAATATTATCCATAAAGGATTGAGGGATGATATGGCGGGAGTTTTGGATGCAGCTGTTGCCGCACAGATGCAGGCAACTGAGATCATTATGACTCCGACTGGAACTACTGCTGCGCCAACTAGGACTACTGTTTACACTGGAACATGTACTACAGTAATTTCCAGGAATCCGATGGTTGTTGACCTGAAAGCGGGTAGGCGCATCTTGCAGAAGATGAATGTCAAACCGTTTGATGGTCAGGATTATATTTGCTTGTGTTCTGTAGAAGCCTATGGCGGGATTGAAGATGATCCAGCCTTTACAGACGCAGCAAAGTATGGCGATCCTAGCAGACTGTTCAGTGGTGAGGTTGGTAGGATTGCCGGAGTTCGAATTGTTCTAGAGACTAATGCGCTGTCAAACGCATTAGGTGCATCTGGTCTTCTTGGTGAAGCACTTCTATTTGGTGCGGATCCAGTAATGGAGGGTGTTGTTATCCCAGAAGAAATCCGAGCGAAGATTGCTACGGATTATGGACGAGATAAGGGAGTTGCTTGGTACGCATTGGGCAACTTCAAGAAGACTTGGAACTATACGAACGATACGTTCCAGCCGATTATCCGACTTTATGGTAATGCAGCATAATCCAAATATGAACACGCTGCGGCGTGTTCAAAACGGAGAGTGAAAGAAGATGGGCTACAGTAGTGCAAGGTATGAAGCAGAAAAGTGGCAGGGACCGTTTGATGGCGCACCGGATGTTCTAACGTCTGCAGCCGATTGGGGCGTACTTCGTATAATGAAACCTGTTGTTGTGAAGGAGTTATGTACCTTTGTAACAACAGCTGTAGTCGGTACAACCCAAGACGGAGTTGTGGCTATTGAACAGAGAGACGCTGATGCATCTTCTAATGTTGTGGAACTTGGTACAGTTACTATCCACAATACAGATGCAGTCGGCGCTCTACATAGTGTGTCCCTGCGGGGCAATTCCGGAGGTGGAAAAGCAGTAGCCGCCGGTAAGACACTGGCTGTCCGTTGTAAAACTGCTCTAGCAGGTGGAACTCCTGCTGGTGCTTGCTTGTGGATGATTATCCACTCAGAGCAGGCGGCCCAGTAGTCTAGAGCTGCTAATGAGGGGTGGGAGAACTCTGCTCCCACCCCTCAATCTGGAGAAATTAAATGATGAGTTTAGAACTTTGTATAGAGTATGTTGCAACATTATTGGAACGCACAATTCCTAGAATTACGGATAACTGGTATAAGATCGCCAATCTAGCCCAAGATCGTATTTGTGGAATGGAAGATTGGTGGTTTATGCAGCAAGAATTATCATTAGATTTCTCACCAAGTGTTTATGCCAGATTAAAACCGGATTACTTTTTATCATTGACTAATATTGCCTGGTGGCTTGACACTGACGGAAAAAGAAATCGAATTGAAGTAGTCCCAGTTAATGATATTGTTTTTGAATATACAGATCAGGATAATGGTTCTCCTAAATTTTTACAGTATAATTACATGACTCGGCAAATTCGAATTTGGCCTATACCCGATACAAATTATAGCATAGGTTGTTATGCAGTCTTTAAACCAGGAGATTATCCGCGTTTAGAATCTTCAGAGAATCCAGACCCTCTTACTACTATTTATCCAAATGTTTTCATTGCTGCAATGATGGTTGAATGTCAATTAATTCTAGAAAACACAGAAGCGGTGGCATTATGGGAAGTTAATCTAGCGCGTCGTGTAGAGGATCAGTTAAGAAAAGCGCATAATCGAATGACTAGTTCTAATATTGCTACTAGATTGACTTTAAGAACTGGAGCTAAGGCAACTGGTCAACGTCGTGATTATGGGATTGGCACAAGGAGATAATCGTGGCATATACATGGGATGTAGCTAAGCCGGCTGATTCGGATAATATTTCTATCGGTGCAGCACAAATTCGAACCGATAAGATTTCACTTGATACTTTTTTCAAGGAATTTTCCAATTGGCCTACTGATGGTTACCTAAAGGAAGGTTCTGCTAGAATTTTCTATGATTTAATTGTTAATAAACCTTCTCCAGCTAAAGAAGGTAGAATGTTTTATGGGTCAGATAGTTTGGCTTTAGAAGTTGATACAGGCTCAACTTGGAAATTGTATGCAATGCCTGTATGTGTTTTTTATCTAGTAGAAGTTCTAAGAGTAGCTGCTAATATTGTAAGAATGTTAATTAATGACGCGGCCTGGGCCGATGTAGCGGCAGCAGTCGATGTGATGGCTGATCCGAAAATGATTTATGCTTCTGGTAAATCATATGGCGCCACACCTACTGCTCAGTTATGGGTAATTGGTCTAGTTGGAACAGGAGCAGCTGGAAAAGTTCGATTGTATGATATTACCGCTGGAGCAGCAGTTACTGGTTCAGAATGTGACGTAAATACAGCTGACACCAAATTTCATCTATATAGTTCTGCTGCATTTAATCTAGCTGTTGCTGACCATCAATACAAGGTGCAAGCATACAAAGTGTCTGGTGCTGCTGATTATTTTTCTCTTAATCAGGTGATGCTGCGTGTCACGCCTAGTAACTAGTAAACCGATCTGGTTCGATAGGGGGCAATTAAGCGAATTGCCTCTGAATAAGATTCCGCCAGAAGCTTTTCTTCTGGGAGAAAATATTTATTATCGAGCCGGCTCATGGTGGACAAGACCTGGACATGATTATTATGGTACTAAAACCTTAAATGTAGGAACAAATATAACTGGGTTATTTAGTTTGCATCAAGTATCACACGATTATCTAGTTGTAACAGACAATAGAGATCTTGCTTGGTATGATGAAGCATCAGATACATTAAGTTTTATCACACCGATGTATACAAGTGGCACAGTAACATTTAATGGAACAATTTATGCAGTGGGTTCTGGTACACAATGGCAGCTAGCTGGAATTAAGCATAGTGATAAAATCAAACTAAATACTGGTTCAATTTGGTATACAGTTGATACTGTTGTTGATGATACGCATATCACTCTAACTTCTACTGCAGTTGCTGGTTCTGGTGCTTATATAGTACGAAAATTGCTTACTGCAGTACCAGCAGTTTACCCAGATTGGACTGCATTTGGTGATTATTTAATTATAACTAATGGAACTGATGATACATTATGGTGGAATGGAGAGACTGACGAAGTTTCTTGGGCTGACATGACAACAACATGGGCTGGGGAGAGTAGAGTATGGACGGACCCATATTTCTATGGGGTTTTCTCAGCACTACCAAATGCTTATAAAGCACGATATTGCGAATCATTTATGGGGAGGTTGTTTCTTTTTGACTTGACAGTGGGCGGTGTTAGGTATCCGACTATGGGAGCCTGGTCTGCTTATCGAGCAATAACAGATTGGACAGCATGGGACTCAGACACTTTTTATTTAGATGATACCGCAGAAGGAATTACTGGTACTGGTTTATGTAGAGATTTTCTTCTTGTTTTTAAACGTAGGGCTACATTTGCAATTGCTTATATTGGTGGTAGTACACTTTTTGAGATTATGAAAAAAAGTAATACAATTGGTACAATTGCCCATCGTACTGTGAAAAGTGGTCCGAACGGGGTTTTCTTTCAAGCTGAAGATGGTGTCTACTGGTATGATATGTATACATTTACACGGGTTAGTGACCCGGTAAATAGTGAATTTTTAAATGGATTACACCCAGGTTACATGCATTTATCATTTGCTCAGATTGATTATGAACGCCATCTTTATAAACTTTATTATTGCACAATTGCTAATACAACAGGAATCCCGGATAAAATTTTTGTATATGACTATGAGAATAAGATATGTAGTTTTTGGACAGTTCCTTTCGTAGATGGGCATGGATTATCCGCAGAAACTATCCATCATACCTCTATTGATATAACCTGGGCACAAATGACTCATGCTTGGGAATATGAAGGAAATACCTGGTTTAGTAAATCTTTTGTAACCGCAGCGAATATGTATGTATATGCACAACAAGTTACAAAAAAACTTGTTATTCAGTCTTCTCAAATTAGAGATTTTCAAACTGGATATCTTTATCCCACAATAAAAACAGCTTATGTATCTGGGGATGGGTTGGACATAACAACTATAGCTAGATTAGCGTTGTTTTTTGGTGTGCCTAAAAGTATTTTCTTTCTTACTCATTCAAGATCAGATGATGGAAGAACTGTAATAATTGGACGTGAAACACGAATGGGTTGGAGTAGTGCGGGAGATGAGGATCCATTTATAGATATCTATGAAAAAGGTCGTTTTCATATTTTTACATTTAAAGCCATAGGATCTGTATTTGGTGTTGCTGGTTATCAACTAGAGATGATAGTTCCGAGCGCAAATGCCAATTAAAATTTCTGTACCTGATTTTATGAACAAAACGGAAGATGAATTCCGTAGAATTCTTACGGATTCTTTGAACGAAATTGCTCGTCGATCAAGTACCGATTCATCAATAGAAACCTATCCATTTGTAACATCTGAACTTGTATCCCAATTACCCTTTACACATCCTCTTAGTGCACTTGATGTTAGTATAATTCCAAAAACTGATGATTTAATTAATTTAGGAGATAATAATAAACGATTTAGTTTCGCATGGTTTAAACAGGTTAGAATTGGTCAATATAGTGGTTTGGATGAAGTTTCTGGAGAACTTCGTCTATTTGACGAGAAACATTCTGCTACTCTTTCTGAACTCTTGGCATCGGGTCCTGGCGTAACCGATCATGGTCTTCTAACAGGTCTTAGTGATGATGACCATGACCAATATTTGTTGGCTGATGGCAAACGTTTCTTACGTGGAAGTTTGCTACCAAGTCCAACCGACACTATAAATTTGGGCGCAGTTGATCAAATTTATCATTCTGTCTTCTCAAATTTTCTTTATACGACTCGACTAACTGCCGGAAGCATCCCATTTATTGATTCTGATAAGAGTTTAAATGAAGATAATGCTCGATTATTCTGGGATAAAACAAACTATCGATTAGGCATAGGCAATAATTCTCCAAGTTATACTCTTGATGTAACCGGTCAAGCACGAATTACAACTAACCTCGGGGTAGGTACGACGCCGAATAGCAGTCGTGCTATCAACGCTTTGCTCACAGGTACGTGGGTTGGAGATCTAGTTGGCGGCTACGCGATCGGCCAGAACGACTACGCGGCCGGGGCGCAGACAGGAACCGTCTACGGTTGGCTTTCGGAGGCGAAGCAGAACCAGGCGACGATCCTCGCCAACGCCATCGGCTACCAGGGCGGCGTGACGATCAGCATAGACGACGGGACGATCACCACCGCCTTTGCCGTGCGCGCCCGCATCAACCTTCCCGCTGCCGCGGCCGGTCATCCCCGCACCATCACCACCGCCTACATGTACGGGATGAGCCAGGCCTTCGGAGCCAACGACGTGATCGGCACGTTGTATGGCTTTCACATGCCGTCCGTCAGCGCCACGGTAAAGTGGGGCGTCTACATCGCCGACACCGCGGCCAACAGCTACTTCGCAGCTCAAACTCAGCATGCAAATGGGTCAGCTGGAGCCCCAGGCATTGCTTGGATTGGTAGATTAACGGATGGGCTATTCAGTGTAGCATCCAGTGCACAAGCAGTAACTCTTGCCGGTGTAGAACGATTTCGCTGGTCAGCAAATGATGTAGGTATGGTGGCGACCGGAAGGCTATACCTCGACGGAGTGGGCTGCACGGCCGCAGGTGGTACTTATATCCGAGAACGCGCCGCGAACATCATCTGCCTCACTGCTGATGCCAACGACCAGTACGAGGTGCGCGCCGATCACATGTACGGCCGGCCCACCGGCTACGCGCCAGCGGCAGATGGGGAGCACGGGTTCAATACGACCTACAACGCGCTGGAGCATAGGAGCGGGGGGGCGGTCCACTACAACGGCTGTTTGCTCTACTCAGGACCGCTGACGGCGGAGAGCGTAAGTTGGTCTGGGGTGAAGGCAGAGACCGCATTTGCCACCACCTTCACCATACCCGCGGCATATCTCGTTCCTGGCAAGACGCTTCATATCCTCGCATATGTCTACTCGGATGCGACCGGATCCATAGCCACTTTCACCCTCAGACTGCGTCTCGGTGGTCTCACCGGCATATTGCTCGCCAGCGCGTTGGCCGGAGGAAGTGGTGGGACGAGTACTCACTACACCAATAACCTGCTGGAGAGTATTGTTCTGGTCAACACACGCGCGGTTGGGGGTCTCGTGACGCCCTTTGGAATAAATCGCCACTACGATGCGGACAGTCCCGTGGACGAGACGATCTATACCTTGACCAGCACTCAGTTCAGGTATGCGGATGCGACAGGTTCCGCGCTTAATACCACAGTGACGCAAGATGTGGTGTTGACCTACGAAAGCGGCACCGTCGGAGCATATAACGCGACACTCAAGTTCCTGATGGTGTGGGCGAACTAGATAGGAGGTAGGCAGATGCCTACGACCAAAGTAGAGGCAATTATTTTTCAGTTTAAGGAAGAATTAGCACACCGACCTTTAGCCTCACTTAGAGGCTTACGTGACCTAATTGGAATTACTAAATTTAATCAATTAGTAACATGGCTTCTAACAAAATATGATTCTCAAGTAGATAAAATTATAAGTGAAGTCCCAGCAAAAAGTCCAAGTTTGCCAGATGGCGCATGGGAGGATCCAATTGATTAAATTAAGTGGACTGACTAGACTTGTTTGCCATCGCGATGGAAAACCGATGAAAGATGATAAAAATGGAACAATAACTGTTGGGCAAGTTATAGTAAATATTCTTGAACAACAACCATTAGGAGATGTTGGAACAGCTAGACTTCTTATTAGAGCATTAGATGCTTTAGAACCTGGAAAAAATGAAATTCAGATGGAGACTGCTGAATTTGAGACATTAGAAAAATATCTCGTCTCACTATATGATCAAAAGTTGGCCGGAATTCTAGTAAGAGCAGTTGATAAGATTCTTACTTCTAAAGAAGAGGTTAAGAATATTGAGCCCGCATCACCAGTTAGTTAACTTGCTGTACCAATTCTGGTTATATGGAATAATTGGTGGGTTGATCCATGATTTACTGATGAATCACGGTATTAATTGTTTGATAACATATGACAAAAAAACTAGAATTCTTAGATTAGGTACAATTGGAAGTATGGCATTGGGCGTCATTGCGGCCATATTAGTCGATAAGGGTCCAATTACTGCACTTACTGGAGCAATTGCTGGCCCGCATGTTATTGAACAAGTGACTTACCTGATAACTAAGAAAGTTAAGTGATTACTTTTATTCCAACAATTGAAGATTTACCTTCGTTAAAACCTCTTGTGGATGAATTTGTCGAGAAGGTTGCTCTTGAATATACATCAGAATGGTTATTGAACCAAGTTGCAGAAGCAGATTCAAAAGGAAGTTTAGTTCTCGTTTGTGCACCATCGACGGAAAGTGATTTGGTAGGTTTTGCATTGATTCTCTTTCATGATGATTCTTTGGGAAGAAAAACAGCTTTTATTCATAGCATGTTCATTCGACAAGGACATATTAATCATAATTGTGGCCGCCATCTAATGAATACTTTGGTAAAAATTTGTAATGCACGTCTTGTTCATCATATTACAGCAGTAGTTGCGCCCAATAGTAAGCTTAAAGGAATCTATGGCAAGTACGGTTTTAGACCAAATGGAGTTGTTGTAAGGAGAGATCTATAATGGGCGGCATCTTCGATTTTCTATTTGGTGGTGAAAAGAAAGCTGAAGCACCCGTAACCACAACCACACCTGGTTATCGACTCCCAGGGAATTACTTGGAACAGGCGTTGCAAGACCTTTTCAAGCTAATTAATCCTGCAATGGCAGCAGCGGGAGGGCTGGGAGGAGGTGGTTCCCCATTTAATACTCTTGCAGGAGATGTTTTACTAGGACTTCTACCACAAGATTTTGTAGCACAATTTCTTTCTGGGCAGAAACAAGGTACTACAACCACCACAAAAACCACGGGTACTCCCTCCCAGCCCCCGGCCGGTGCTAAATGGACTACTAATTGGTTGTCCCAGATAATGGGTGGAAAGGGTGGAGAAAACAATTGGCTATCCCAGATGATGGGTGGAAAGCATAAAACAGTCCCAACTACGGCAACTGGAACAACTGGTGAAACGACTACCACCACCACATCTGGGGGGAATGATTGGTTTACTCCCTTAGCACTTGGCGCTTCGCCAGCAATGAAGGCTTTTAGTGATTTAGTTGGGACAGTTATGGGCGGAGCAGAACGAGCCTATAGACCTGTTGTGAGTGGGATTGGTAATGAATTCGTAGGAAAGGGTCTCGGGCAATCTGTTCGTGGTGCAGCGATGCAAAAGGAAGCTGCAACAGACGTTGTACAGCGTATGGCCGAAACTATGGGCCAAATAGGAGTTGGTTTAGCTCCGACGATCTCTCAATATCCACTTATGATCGCATCCGCACTTCAGAATTTTGGTCAATCGCAAAGTACAATTGACCCTAGGAATAAAGATCTAATTAATATTTTGATGCAAATTATGGGTACTGGTGCCGGTTCGCCAACGACGACTTCTTATCAACCAACTTATGGTAAGACTACAGGACTATTAGAAACTCTTCTTCCATATCTTCTTATGGCGGGTAGTGGGGGCGCAGCAGCGGGTGCAGGAACACTTTTTGGAAATGCAGATTATATGGCAGGTCTTGCATAAGGAGTCTTAAATGACAAATCCTTTACTCGGTGATCTTGAAACTGCTCAGATGATTTTGGGCGCGGCTCCGCAGACATCTCAGGAATATCATGTTCCTAGAGGGCGACTATCCGGCGTTCAGGATTTTGGTTATCGACTTCTTGGCGCTATTACTGCTATGAAGGTAGCTGCTGAAAAGAAGAAAAGACAGAAATTAGCGGACGTAGTGACTACTGCTCAATTGGCAGGATTACCGGCTGGCCCAGCAGCAATAGCAACAAATCGACCAGCATTCCAAGATGTTGGTGTAACTCCACCGTCTGGTGAAATTTTTACACAAGAACAACAAGATGTTGTTGCTGGTAGTAAAGTTCTCGAAAGAATGGGAAAAGATCCAATTTATGCTGAGCAATGGTATCAAAATAAAGTTGGCGCACCATGGACTGTTGCTATGTTGGACACTCCTGAACAAAGGAATGTAGCAGCAAAGACTCAATTAGGATTGTTGATGGATGCAAATCAGTTTCAAGCAAGTAAAGAATTTCAAGAAACTCATGATCTAAATGAGAGACAATTAACCCAGATGATAAAAGAAGGTGATGCGAAGATAAGACAGGGTGATTTATCCCTGCATGCTGATATACTTAATAGCATGAGTCGAATGTATGCAGATTATAATAATGGATATCAAACACCTGAAATGAATAGGATCATGGCTAAAATTGGAATGGGCTTACAAGAAGCAGCTGCTATGATACCTGGATTTGATCCTAAGAAAGGTTTTACTAAAGAAGATTTTATTGCAATAGAAAAAAGTCCAGGTGGCTACCAGAATCAAATGATTCGATTTAAAGTAGAAGAAATTACATTGGCCTACAAAGAATTGGCACTAAAAGAAAGACAAGTTGGTCTTGCAGCAGCAGAACATGCAGCTAATTTGCTGGCTCGTGGTCAGAATGCTAGTACACTTAACTTAACTCGTGCGCAAGGAGCTGTACAAGAAGAACTTACAGATTTACGATCAGTTAGAGATCACTTACAGCCACAACCTAATGATCCAAACGATCCTAAAAAAGGAATTAAAAATTATATTTATCAAAATATTTTAGATCCTAGCGAAGCAGTAAAGACCTATTCAATAGCAGAGGTAAGGGCTATGGATGATTCCATAGCTCAATGGGAAGGTATACGTGGGGTTATAACTTCTGCTACTGTAGGTTCAGTGATTAAAGGTCCGTTACCTAAATCATTTCTATCGTTGAATCTCGGTGGACCAGCAAGTATGATTGAGGAAGGTGTGAATCTATTAGTTATCAAAAGAGCGCCATATACTCAATCTGAACCATTATTAAGAGCATATTTTGGGAGTAAGGGTTATGCTGAACCAGAGTTGAGCAAACTTGTTGCGACTGGTGTTAGAAATTATGGGCAAAGAATAAAATCAGGTGCGACTAAACCAATGTCTCCACAGGAGTTTACAGAAAGATATAGTAAACAGCAGGGGCCGTCTGTTTCAGGTTGGGGTGGTGGCAATGTAGGTCGAGGATTTTAAATGAGCTTTGATTATCTTTCAATAATGCAAGATTCTAGTGATGGGGGCATCCTTGCCTCTAAGGATGATGAAATTGATTATCTGTCAGTAATGCAAAGTGACCCAAACGCAATAGATCTTACGACTCCTTCTTTGCAACGTACCTGGGTCCATCTCGGAGCACATGTCCTTCATGGTCTAACTGCTGGAATGGCGTTTGATCCAAATAGGAAGTCCACTTATCGTCCACTTTTCCAGGTTAGTACTAAACCACCTTATGTTTGGCGCAACAAAGAAAACCTATATTATGAGATCGGTAAAGAAGGTCGTCTAGATCGAATTGTTGGTGGCATTGGAGAATTTGGTGGCGCGATGCTTCCAGTCGTCGCCACATTTGGTGGTGCAGAAGCAGTTGTTGGAAGTAGAATGTTGAGTGGTGCTATTCGAGCCGTGGCTGGAGAGAGAGTTGCTCTAGGTGCTGCTCGTGTTGGACTCGGCTCTCGTGCAATTCTTCCTGCTGTTGAGCAAATTGGGTTGCGAGCAAACCCATTTTTGCGTTCTCTTGCAGTTAACACAATTGGTGGTGGTGCCTATTCTGCTGCTGGGATATTCAGAACAACGGATAAACCTACAACCTTCAGACAACGACTTTGGGAAGCTGGATTCGAAACTGCTACCTGGGCAGCAATTCCTGTAGTAACACATCTTGGTGCGGCAGGAATTCGCAAATATGCGCCCACTGCCAAACTATGGAAGTGGATGTCCGGTCGATTCGCTAAGGTAACGAACACCTCTACAGGACCTGTTGCTTTCCCAATTACAGAACAAGAATTTAATCCTGCAAGAATTAGTTTAATTACTAAACTTGTTCAAGCATCAGAATCTCCTACTGGTTTTCCAATTGGAAATTTTAGTGAGGAAGAATCTGGTGAACTTCAAGATGTAATTTTAAACTATATGAAAGAAAATGACGTTCCTAGAAATGATCCAATAAGGAAGGTCTGGGAGAAACTAACTAGTACCTCAGTTTTAATTCCGGTAGGACAAGAAACTCATGCGGCTCAATTGAATTCAGTCTTTTTGAGAATGGCTAATGATGGTAGAATGAACTTCACTGATCCTTTACATCAGACTAATGAGGTTCAAGGTCTTCGTGGTGCAATGCTTAAAGCTCGTCAAACTGGTGTTCCACAACGACAGGCCATTGTTAGTTATTTAAAAAACAGTTCTGCAGTTCAAGTAGATAAAAAGGGATCGATTGCTACTATTGCAAGAGCAGTTCTTAGTGAAGCTCCGCTAGAATCGACCAATCCAGTTGATCGAATTGTCGGAATTTTTAGAAAACAAGCACCAACTTTACTAACTAAAGTTCTACCTGATAAAGTGTTGGCAACAACTGAAGAGGATGTAGCAAAAGGAACGATTGTTGGCTTAAATAAACAAATTCGATCAGTCAAAAAGCAAATTATTCAAGCAACCCGTGCTGTTAAATCATTTGTTAGTACAGGTGACGAAAAGCAAGAATGGCTTGCCAGAGAAGAATTAAGTCGTTTAGGTCAATTTCAAACCGAACTAAATACTGAACTAGTACAATGGCAGACAAAAGGAATTAGTCCAACTACTGGAATTTATGTTTGGCGAGTTGGCGAAATACGTCCTAATCCTCTTGAAGGTGGTACTCATCCGGCTCGTCAAGCTCTACCGGCAATCATACAATCCGCATTTCGTGATGGAGCATTCTATGCCGCTCCATCTGAACTAGCTGCACGTGACTGGCAACAGTGGTTACCTAACGAATTTGGAGGCCGTGAACTTGTTCGTATCGAACTTACTACAGATGCCAAAGTTATATTTTGGGATGGTTACAACAAAGCATTTGAGGTTAAGCCATCTGAAATTGCCAACATTGCTGAAAGATATAGCAATAAACGATATAGTGAAGGTGATGCTTATGAAAACCAATTAATTGTCCTAAAAAGTGGTGCAATTCTAAAAGATGCTGCCGACACAGGACAGAAATTGGTTCTTAGTCTTAGAGCGCAACTACGAACTGCAAAGAAAAATGCTGTTTTAATTGGACGAGAAATCAAAACAGCAACAATTGCTAAGGACGAGTCAGCCATAAAAATTGCGCAAGAACGATTAAATCCAATTAAAGCATCCATAACTGAACTTGAATCTAAATTAGAAGTAGCAGAAAAGACTGCTGCAGCAGTTGTGACAAAAGGTGGTCCGCTAGCTCTTAATGAATATCAAATGCGAGTAGTTGATGTTCGATCTACGGAAGCCGAACTTGCAGCTGCTCAGAAGCATCAATCTGAAGTCGCAGATATTGTAAAAAGACGGTCTGATCTTAAGCAGGAAATAAGTCTTTCTCAAAGTGAACTTTCTTCTTGGATTGATAAAAGAAGTACGGAACTAAAAAATGATGCTGACGCTGCAATGGACCAAAGTAAAAAGGCTTTTATACAAATTCCAACTGTAGGCAAAACTGGATATCTTGACGAAGATCTACGAAAGATGTGGTCTGTGGTAGGTCCATCAGAACGAGAAGTAATTTTTGAAGGTGCTAGAGTTCCAAAGACAGCAGAAAACGCCGGATTGGATTTGCTAAAACTTTCTGGTTCAGGTAGACAAAAAGTTCTTAGTTGGCTAATAATGAATTCAAACGTTTTGTCTACTGAAACAAAAGCTGAATTGGATTCCATAGTTAGTCCGGAAGTCTCTAAGTCTGTAACAGATGCGGTTCTTAATCATAGACGAGTTTCTTCCGAGATTGATTCAATCAATGCAACAGTTAAAGAAAATCAAAAAGCAATTATAGCAGCTACTAAAGAATTAAAACAGGCAAACTTTAATTATGACCATCTCGAAATTGCGGAGAATCGAGTTCTCAAGTTACAGACTGCTCTTGCTGAGAAGAAACTTGCATTGGAACGTGCCGACACGGCACGACGGCTGGGGAGAAATATCAACCTTGATGTAATGGTTGATCTTGCGACTTCAATAGGTGAATATTTAAGAAGTGTAGGTGGAACTCTCCGATCAAGGGATATAATTAACGGAGTTGGCAAAATTCTATCCGCTCATCCGGATATTGAACCAGAAACAGTAACTGCACTTTCTAGAGCAATCGTTGGGAAAGAAATGGGCACAGCAGGTGCTTATTTCCTAAGTGATAATCAGAGAAAAACTCTTATTCAGTTCATTGAAACACAGATGGGTCTAACTACAGAAAATTTGCAGGCTACTAAGCAATATCTGCAGGGATCATTATTTTATTCAGTTAAAGATGAAGAAGTTGCGCGCTCGATTATTGGCACCGGGTCTATCAAGGCTCTCCCCCAGCCCCAATCCGTCGTTGCAGCCGGTAAGAGAGAAGCTATTTATCGTGGGGGATGGTTAGTTGACAGAATTATCGGGAAAGGCGATCAAGAATTTATTGCAATAAGAGATGCGGTAGATCAGGCTAAAGCAAAATTGAAAATTGCTTTGCGCATAGGTACATCTGAGGAAAGAATAGCAGCAAGGAAAGTTGATGCAAATGCTAGACGTGAGTTAGCACGATATCAGGCGAGTAGTGCAGCAGCAACTACTTCTGGTGCTGAATTTTATCGGTTGTTGTTAGATAATCAACGATTCTTCTCCTCTGATGAGATGCGTTTGATTAACTTTTTACGACGTCCAGATATGATGACGCCTAATCAAGCTGAACAACAGGCTGGAGTTTTAATTGCTGATTTAGAAAAAAAGATTGCTCAAGTTCCAGTATTTAATAGGTTCTTAATGGAAATTCCAGAGATTTATCAAACTCCATTTGATAGACCTAAAATTCCCACTGTCCAAATTCAAGCATATGCAAGAACAATAGAGAATCCGTTATTAGAGGTTGAACCAGATGGCGGAATTACTTATGTTGTGGATAAGGATTGGGCGTTCAAAGAAGCTAATGCAACATATGGCCCTGTATCCAATGTGGTTGCCATTCCGCAGGACATTCCGGTGTCTCGAATTTCTAGAATTGAAGTTAATCCGAATATGTTTGCATCACAGGAAGAAGCGGATGCAATCGCAAGTTCCTTGAGAAAGCAACTTTCAGATCGTGGCTATAAAGCGATTGTTACCTCTTCACCGCCAAAGGTTCTTATTCAGGAACTTTGGAAGGCAGTTCATATTCTTAGTCAGCCTATTGAATCATTAGATGTTGGTATGGATGCGGCATTTTCAATCTGGCATGGACGATATGAATATGGAGCATATTTAGGAAAACAATACGCTGATGAATTTGCTGCTTTAGGTTTAACCGAAACTCATAATAAAGAATTAATTCAACTAATCGAATCTGGTAAAAAGATGCCGGGTACATTTACTGATACGCAAAAGCAAGCATTGGATATCTGGCAAAGAGTAAAGGAAGAAACTAATGACATGATGAAACAAATGGGTTATGCTCAGGAGGACATAGACAAAGTTCGTATTCCTCAAATGTACAAAGCCTGGGCAAGAGTTGGTGCTTATGTTAATCCTCAGGGTGGTCGAGCCGGTATCGTCCCAAAGACTATTCTTGAGGGTCAATTCGGTTCTATGACTGAAGCGGAAGCAGCTAGAGATGAAGCACTTGATGTTGTGGTAAGAATGGGTTTGACCCCGACTAAACTTATGGAAATGAGCGAGACAGAAGTTAAAACACTTGGAATTCATCCTGCTTTAATAAGAATTTTAAATTCTGAACCTCTGTATGATTTGCGCTATGCAGCTACTATGGAAATCAATCAAGTTTATAAGGCGATGGCGAACAAAGATCTAGTAACAACATTAAGTCATTTGCGATTTCCTGAGTCTAATTTTTATCCTCTATTAACAACTGTAGAAAATGCTCCAAAAGGTGGAGCAGGTTATGTTCGGGTTGACGGGATTCCTGGATTAAAGTATCTAAGTTGGGAGAGACATGGTGATGTGCCAGTACTCAGTGTGAAGGGGCTTATGGCACATCCAAAGGTTTATCAGAAACTAGTTGATGTATTCGGTGCTCCGTGGAATGCGCCTGAATCAGCTAAAGCATTAGTAAATGCTTATGGTTACATACATAATGGGATTAAACG